TTATTTTTCAAAATGCCACTGGCATTACACCATATTCGTATGGTGTAATGTCAGTGGTTGGATGCCCAGTCCTGAGGGACTGTGCATCCAGTGGTTAAGAGCCACACTCTTTATTTATCAACTATTGATCTTTGTAACTAAGAAATGTACCAGAGTTCTATTATGGCTCCAAACCCATTGGGGTCTAGAACAAGCACTTCTGTTACCCCGGTCATTATTGGCTGTTAGGATGTACCCACGTCTGAAGGCCAAGAAGATCGTTACCCGGCTGTTGTCTACGGGAAGACTAGTAACTTTTGTTGAAAGGTAATCTCATTGATCCGGGTGGCAACCCCAGTCACCCAGAAACTAGTGATGAGTGTCCACATTCCTCCTATGGTAACATAGGGTGGTCGCTGCGCTGGCACTAGGGCCTTAAGGCATGAGAGAACCAAGACACAACTGTGAAGATCCGACTGTGCACTTCAGTATTCCTCCGGCCCCTGAATGCGGCTAATCCTAACCCACTTGCACACGCTCGCAACCCAGTGAGTGGTGTGTCGTAATGCGCAAGAAGTGGACGGAACCGACTACTTTGGGTGTCCGTGTTTCTTTTTTTATTTACCAAGTCTCTTATGGTCACAAGCATTAGAAACAAGATGCCTGTGATCACTCGCGAGACCTCCAACATGTCCGAGCTTTTCCTCTCCAAGGAAACAACATTGTTCTGTAGAATTAGGAAGATTGTCTTGTTTTGGAATGGCCGCTTGAAAGTTTTAAGGCGCATCAGAATTCCTGTGACTTCAAATGATCAAACCAAAAGGCGCATCAATTGTGGTGCTGCAGTGTCTAAAGGTGAAACAGGCAACAAGCATCAAGTGGCTCATGCTGGAGGAAATATAACTCAGATAAATTATTATGGCTCAGATTATGCCCAGGCTCATACTGCTGCTCAAAATAATATGGATCCAGGTAAGTTTACCAAACCTCTTACTGATTTGGCCTTAGCAACACGTGGTCCAACTCTCAAAAGTCCCAACGTGGAGGAGTGTGGTTATTCTGATAGGATCATGCAGATAACATCTGGAAATTCAACAATAACTACCCAGGAAGCAGTGCAAGCTATTGTGGCTTATGGAGAATGGCCTGAATATGAAGTTGGTATAGGGGAAGCTTTGGATAAACAATCAGAACCAGGTCCAGCATGTGACAGATTTTACACTTTAGATTCATGGCAATGGACAAATTCTTCACGTGGTTATGGATATGATCTTCCTGGCTGCCTCACTGACATTGGTATCTTTGGTCAAAACTGCACCTATCATTTCTTGATGCGTTCGGGTTTCTGCATACATGTACAGTTAAATGCCTCCAAGTTCCATCAGGGTATGATGCTTGTGTGTGCCATTCCTGAATGTCAATCCTCCTCTGGCGAGAGATCAAATTCAATTTTCCAGTTGCAGGAAAGGGATTTTGCGGATTACCCATTGGCACAGTTGACTTTGTTTCCTCATCAGTTAATAAATCTAAGGACAAATAATTCTGCTACTCTTATTTTGCCCTATGTCAATGCAAGTCCATCTGAAAATCCCTTGTCTCACAATTTCTGGACTGTGTTCATTACACCGGTGGTACCATTGAGTTATAACACAGGTGCAACAACTAGCATACCTGTTACAGTTAGCATTGCACCCATGTATACATCATTTTCTGGTCTGAGAAATTCTGTCCCTGTAGTGAATAGAGAAGCAACAAGCCAGGGTGTCCCCGTGTTTGGAGTTCCAGGATCTAATCAGTTTGTTACAACAATCAGAAATGCTGGTTTCCCCCTTCTACCAGATTTTGAGGAGACACCCATGCATAAGATCCCCGGTGAAGTCAATAATCTGCTGGAAGTGTTGCAAGTGGATACTTTTTGTACTGTCTCTGAGAATGCCAATACTTTCTTGAATTTGGATGTGACTCAGCAATCTGATTTTGGGGGAAGGATAGCAGTGTGGGATATGAGTTTGAATTCCAATTTCTTTGCTTCAACTTATTTAGCTAGGTGTACTAGATTCTTTTCCAATTATAGAGGTAGTGTTAAATTGACTCTAACGTTCTGTGGTTCTGCCATGGCCACTGGGAAGTTTCTTCTCGCATATACCCCACCTGGTGGTAATGCCCCAACAACCAGAAAGGAAGCAATGCTTGCCACCCATATTATATGGGATGTTGGTCTTCAGTCCTCTGTTGATTTTGTAGTTCCTTGGATATCTCAAACAGCATATAGATTTGCCCACACCCCTGGAAATGTTTTGTCATATAGAGGTTATATTACCATGTTTTATCAAACACAGGTTGTTGTTCCCCCCGGAGCACCGTCAACATGCCAGATAACATGCATGGCTGCCGCAGCCAAAGATTTTGTTTTAAGGTGCCCCACAGATAGTGCTTATTTCCAAGGTTTGGGTGATGACATAGGCAAAATTGTGAATGATACACTGTCAAATGCAATCCAAACATTGGATATCAAACCAGTACAAGGGAAACCCATGCCTGATCAGTTAACTGTTACATCTGGTGATGCTGCTGCATTGACTGCCCCTGAGACTGGAGTGACATCAGAGACAGAACCTGCTAATGTGATGGAGACAAGAGGACTTGCAACAACCTTTTCAGGTAGAGAGACTGATATCTCCAATTTCATGTCAAAATATGCCCTTTTTCACAAGACAGCATTGGCTACTAAAGCTTCAGGAACAGCAACATTTGTGAATATTCCACTGTATTTTTCTGATGCAGCAAATACTCAATTGGCCGTACGTGCAAAGTATAGGATGTTTACATATTTAAGGATGGGATTTGACATAAATATGGTTTTGAGCATTGACCCAGCATCTAGGTCTAGAAATAATGTGCCAAATTTGACAGATAAGGTTACAGTTCAGATCCTGTATTCCCCACCTGGTTGCCCTAAACCTAATGCCTATGATTCACAAGAGTGGTATTTACCAACAACCCCATCTGTTTTCCAGGAGGCAAATACAACACCTGCCTCTGTCCGTCTTCCCTTCATGGGTCCAGCATCTGTTTATGCCTCATTTTATAATGGTTATAGAAATTTTAACCCAGAAACAGCTGGGTATGGTCAGTTTCCAGGTAATTATATTGGAGATATCTCCCTTAGAATTGTAGAGAATTTTAGAAGTAGTGATAATACATCTGATGTGATAGTGAATGTTTTATGTTATGCAAGGCCCACTAATATTAGAGCATTTTGTCCCAGACCAATCGTTACCCAAAAGTCAGTGTCAATGCTTTCTAAATCAAAAGGTAGAGTTGAGTTTGTAGAAACTGATGAGGAAGAGTGCTTCCAACTTGTGCAAGAGGCTGATGGAACTGAAAGGAGGGTGATGTGTGGAAGAAGAGCCCAAAGGAAAAGAAAGCTTAAGCAAACTATTAATGCACCAATGTGGGCTCAGGATGTCATGCACTTCTTGTGGCTTGCATGGGATATGGAAGATGGAAATCAATTTCATATAATCCCCATAGATAGGTATCATGCTATAATGCCTTCCCATCTTTATTCTGAATCTCTTTATTTTTCCAGATCCATAGGTCATAAGTATGAGTATTTCTATTATGAGAAGGTGTGGGAGGAATGTCTGAATGATATTGTATGTGTCAAGTTTGATATTCCCATGTTTAGAGATATTCCCCCTTTTTGTAATGATTGTTTTCCAAAGAATACTTGGACCATCTGTAAGAATGGGTTATATCATGCAGCTAAGTGGATGGGTGATCTTACCTATGAGGATGCCATCTGGGTTGATGGCCTTGAGGAGTATGAGGAAAATACTGTTATGGGACCCCATTGGCAACAGCATGTTTTGAGATCCGGAAATAACTACATCAACCAAGGTTGGTGTGGATCACCCGTTGTGTGCAAGAATGGTATCTGTGGATATGCATCTGTGTCTGATTGTGCTACTGAGTGTTTCTTTGTGTGTTTCCCCATGATTAGATCTTATCAAAAGCATTGTCCAGTTTTTCAGGGACCGGAGGAAGAAGGGTTGCTATCTGATGGTCTCAGACTTGCTGAGTATGAAAGGAGGTGTGCTGATTGGTCAATGCCAATGGATCTTGGTATAGGTTATGATCAGCCTGAACAGGGGATGAAAGAATTCCAAGGTGTCAAAGAGTGGTGCCAGGATATCGCTGCTGGTGCAGGGTTAAGCTTTGGAACAGAAGCTATGAATGGCATTGTAAAGGAGGCAGAGAAAATGATGGTTAATGCTGCACTTGGACAAATCAATTGGAAGACTGAAATGGCTAAGAAGATCATTGCCATTATCATTAAAACAATTTGTGCCATTGTACTCATTGCCAAGTCAGATGACAAAACATCCACTGCCATTGCTGTTGGTACCATCTTAGGTGTTGATTTACTCTTGGAAGATCCTTTTGAGTGGTTAAAAATTAAAGTGTATAAGGCATTGGGCATTCCTGTCGCCCAAAATCAAGGTGTTTCTGAATGGATCAAGGAGTTCAATGCTGCTTGCACGGCGGCAAAGGGTCTGGAGTGGATTGGAGTTAAAATCCAGACCTTCATTCAATGGGTGAAAGATTTGTTCAAGAGAGAGGATCCAAGGAGGAGAAAGTTTCTAAATCAATTAGAGGATTTACCCATACTGATGGAGCATATTGATAAAATCATGGTTGCCAGAGGAAAATATCCTGATGATCAGATTGTCAAGGTTTGCAATTCAATGAGGACACTTAAGAGAGGAGCTGACATCTATGGTGTTGAGAGAAATGCTGCAACCACCCAAATTGTGGCCTATTATAAGAAAGCAATGAGCATCCTCCAGTCAATGTCAAATGGTAGAGTGGAACCTGTTGGGCTGCTTATTCATGGTAGTCCTGGCTCTGGAAAATCACTTGCAACTGAAATTATTGGAAGATGTTTGACTGAAAAGCATGGAGGAAACAGACCATACTCACTACCTCCAGATCCAAAGCATTTTGATGGATATGCTCAACAACCAGTTGTTTTGATGGATGATTTGGGACAGAACCCTGATGGTGAAGATTGTAAGCTTCTTTGTCAAATGATATCCAGCACTGAATTTGTTGTTCCCATGGCTGCTTTAGAAGAAAAAGGAATGAATTTTACATCAAAATTTGTACTTGCATCAACAAATGCAGCAGATCTAAAGCCCCCAACTATTATGGAACCTAAAGCATTGGCAAGAAGATTTTTCTTGGATCTGCATATTGAGATACAGAAAGAGTACAACATGAATGGAAAGTTGGATGCCTCTTCAGCCCTAAATATGTGCCAACATCCATCAACAAATTTTAAACATTGTTGCCCAATGATCTGTGGAAAAGCAGTACTCTTTAAGGATATCAGAACTGGAATTAAATATACATTGGATGATATAGTGAGTAAGCTTCAAAGAGAGTACCAAGCCAGATCTTCATGTGGTAGTAAACTTGATGCCATCTTTCAAGGTAGTGATGATGAGTGGTTTGAAACAGATTATGATAAAGCACCACATGTTTTGAAGACATTCGATGAGATGAAAGAATCTGGAATCGAGTTACCCATGCCCAGAGAAATCGCAGATTTGCTTGAAGCTGTGAATACACCTGAGGTTGTTTCCTATTGTGAGCAAAAAGGTTGGATCATCCCACAGAAGGTAAAGATTGAGAGAGTCAGATCAGATATTAAGAAGTGGGCAGCTTGGATAACAACTGGCCTTTCAGTGCTGGCTAGCATTGTAAGCCTGGGTAGCTTCATCTATATGATCTACAAGGTGTTTGCTAAAAGTGAAGGCCCATACAATGGATTTAGTCAACAACCTCTCAAGAAACCAGAACTTAGAAGGGTTGCCAAGGCACAGTCTCCAGACATGGAATTCATCAATAAATTGTTCAAGCAATCCCTCTTTGAAGTAAAGACTGAGAAGGGCCTGTTTACAGGTTTGGGACTCTATGATACTTGGATCCTTCTACCAAAACATTCTAGACCTGATGGAGATATTCTTTTAGATGGTAATAAGTTTGAAATAAAAGAAGTAGTTGAGATAGAAAATAAGCAGGGTTCTTTAGAATTAGTTGTAGTTAATATAGATAGACCTGTTAAGTTTAGAGATATTAGGAAGTATTTACCTGATCATTTTTCTAAAGAGAAAGATTGTTTCCTTGTTATGAATACTGCTCTTTTCCCTAAGTTGTGGTGCCCTGTAGGTGAAGTTTCCTCTTTCGGTTTTCTTAATCTGTCTCATCATGCCACCTACAATACCTGTAGGTACCATTATCCAACCAAGAGTGGTCAGTGTGGTGGAGTAATTTGTAAGTCTGGAAAGATCATTGCTATGCATATTGGAGGAGATGGGAAGAATGGATATGGTGCTATCCTAACCAAGAAAATAATTGGAGTTCTTGAGCAAGGTGAGATTGTGAAGATGAAGAAGGCACCAAAACCCATAAATGTCTCTTGCAAAACCCAATTACAACCATCTGTTTTCCATGAAGTCTTTGATGGAGATAAGGAACCAGCAGTGTTGAATCCAAAAGATAAGAGACTTGAGGTGAATTTTGAGGAAGCCTTGTTTTCCAAATATAAAGGCAATAAAAATTTTGAAGTGACCAAGAATATGGATGTGGCTGTTGATCATTATTACTCCCAAATGGTCAGTGCCATGCCTGAAAATTTGACTGAGCCCTTGTCACTTGAGGATGTTGTTTATGGAGTTGAACATCTTGAAGGCCTGGATCTTGCGACATCTGCTGGATTTCCGTATGTTGTTCAAGGTATAAAGAAGAAAGACTTGATTCCTGCTAGAGGTGAATCCCTCTCTAAGTTGCAAGATGCTCTGGCATTAAATGGTTATGACCTTCCATTTGTCACATATCTCAAGGATGAATTGAGACCCAAAGAAAAAGTCAAGCAAGGCAAAACAAGATTGATTGAGTGTGCATCCCTGAATGACACCATCAGGATGAAAAGAATATTTGGTCGTTTGTTTCAATTTTTCCATGCTAATAATGGTATCCTAACTGGTTCAGCCGTTGGATGCAATCCTGATATTGATTGGTCTAGGTTCTATGCAGAGATGGGTGAAAGACCATTGTGTGCTTTTGATTATTCTAATTATGATGCATCCATGGATCCAGCCTGGTTTGAGTGTTTGAAAAGGCTCCTTAGAAAATTTGGTTATGAAGAGTATCAAGTCAGATTGATAGATCAAATTTGTAATTCTAAACATTATTATAAGGATAAGGAGTATGAAGTTGTTGGAGGAATGCCATCCGGATGCAGTGGAACCTCAATTTTCAATTCCATGTTGAATAATATCATAATCAGAACTCTTGTTTTGGATGCGTATAAAGGAATTAATTTAGATGAGTTAAAGATTTTGGCATATGGAGATGATGTTATTGTCACATACCCCTTCCCATTGGATGCTTCCATTTTGGCTGAAATAGGAAAACAGTATGGATTGACCATGACCCCTCCGGATAAGGGTTCTGCATTCAATGAAATAACTTGGGATAATGTCACATTTTTAAAGAGGAAGTTTGTTTCTGATTCTAGCTTTCCTTTTCTTATTCATCCCGTTTTTCCCATGAAGGAAATTCATGAGTCTGCTCGCTGGACTCGTTCGGCAGCAACTACTGAAGAGCATATTCGCTCCCTGTGTCATCTGGCATGGCACAATGGAGAGGGTGATTATAACGAATTTCTTTCTCAGATTAGATCTGTCCCTGTAGGTAGAGCTTTGAATCTCCCTGAGTATTCTGTTCTTTATAGACAGTGGTTAGATAGTTTTTAGTCTTAAGTGGTAGAGTTAAGTTGTCCGAGGCCACGCCGAGTAGGATCGAGGGTACAGACTTAGTTTTAGCATTTTCTTAATCATTAAAACAATCATTAGAATCAGTAGTGGTTAAGATTTTAAATTTTTTGTTTGATTGTTGC